ACTAGTAGCATAAATATACTTAGGAAGACTAGGATAGTTAGCCATTATCTACCACCATCCGGCTGTATACCTACACGCACAGAACCCCAACGCCATGTACCATCATTAGTACCAGACACACGAACTGATGCTTGTCTTCCTCTTGCCCTAAAATCAATTTTCTTTGTAGTACTATTAATAGTAAATGGTCCTTTAATTATATCTGGACTTGCAGGGTACTCATTTGTTTTAACATATATTTCAATATCATTACCTGTACCCAAAGTATAATCAGGAATAATTTTATCCATAAACATAATTTGAGTACCATCTTCAATATCAATTTTTGCAGATTCAATATATGAAGACAAGGGTAGTCCATCTCCTGTATACAAATCAGCAGGTTCGTTATCCCAAAGATACTGACCAGCAGTAGCAGACACTGCACCTGTTGTTAAAGTATTATCATATATATTTCTATCAGCAAAGGTAGTGTAGAAGGTATCACCATACACCCACGTTTGTTCTGCAACATTAAATATAACATATGCGTTAGGCTCAGTGCTATTTCCTCTAGGGTATAACCAAATAATTTCTTTAAATTCTGAATTAACCCCAGCAAATACTTTATCTTTATTAGTCATATTAAAGTCATCAAAGATATGTCTACGTATTGTACAAGGCAAATTATTTACACGACCATCAAAAGCATAGAAGTTATTGTCACCCATCCAGAATGAAATACCATCATAGTCTATTGCTGCATGAGGTGCAATCAAACCACAGTTTGTACCAACTTGTTGAAAGTTAAAGATAAAAGGTGGACCAACAAACTGCTGTGTATACATTGCATTATCAGACCAAATGTGAATAGAGTTACGAGAACGTACAGCCCCTACAATTTCTGTACCATCCGCAAGAATAACTTCACCTGATGTAGTTTGAATAGAAGGTGTCCAGTTTGTAAAGTTTTCTTGGTCTGACCAACGTACAAGCATTGCATTAAAGTTACCACTTGCGTATTCATTAGTCGCATAACAAATAACGTGTCTATCATTAGGAGACACAACAAAGTAATTAGATTGTGAAGGCGCATCCGTAACAGTAACAACAGGTGCATTGGTAGCACTTGTTAAAATTTTCATACGCTCTGGTGTAATAGATACATCTGTATCAAAGTAAAATAAATTACCACCTCTACGTAAACCTAGTATATCTTCACCCCAGTTATCAAACTGCCACTGTGCGCCACGGAAAGTAAACCCAGATGTTGCAGAAGGGTTATTCCAAGCACGACCACCAGTTACTGAAGCACCTGCATTATAATTACCAGCACCCCAACCAAGACCTTGAATACTATTGGATAATTGTTTAGGCAATAAAAAAGCTACAGATACTGCAGTTCCACCTGCGGTAGCAGAAGTATCTGTAGCAGTAATAACAGATTGAATTGTAAAATCATTTAATGTTGCTGCAGTTACAATTGTAAAAATAGGACCACCTGCGGCAGATGTAGTCAAATCAATATTACCACCTACTGTAGCAGCAGCCTCAATAATAATACGGTCACCTGCTTGTGCGCCGTGGTTTGTAATATTTACAGAAACAAGTGCAGAACCTGCATTAGTAGAAAAAATATCTGATGCGGATACAACAGATACAATAGGTGTTACATCATATAGTGTTTGGTCTTTTTCTACATATACCTGTTCATTAGTACCTAAGATAATATGCTTACGTGTATCATTATCTGCCCACGCAAGTATATCTCTAGCAATACCTACCAAACTTTCTGTATTATGTTTTTCGTAACCACGTAAGTTTTCTGGTTTTCCTTCACGAAAACGCACACGATTACCATCATACCATTTACCTTCTTCGGCATATTGGGTAGATTCCCTGTGAAAACCGGGAAGAAAATTTAATGATGTAAACTTTGTTGCCATAAAATTTTCTATGTCTTAATAATATAGTTGAGAATAGATGTTGGCTGTACGTTGTTGTGCGCTCCATCACCGCCAGTGGAACCTGTATTAACTGAAGGGTATGCCCCTGATGATGTCGAAAATTCGTTAGCAGTGCCACTGGCAGGACGTGGACCATACCACCCACTAAAGTGATTATGCGATGGCATTTGAGCAACTGTAAGTGTATGCGTCTCACCACCGCCAGTAGCACCCAGCGTGTCGCCATCAAGTCCACCGCTTTGGTTAGTAAGGCGGTTCGCACTTGTTCCACCCATATCATCTTTACCAGCAACTACACGCCCCCGAAGGTCTGGTAAATTAAAAGTAGTTGAGCCATCTCCAACACCATACGTAGTTCCTATAGCACTAAATAAGTTAGCATAGGTAGTTCTATTAACTTGCTGTCCATAACAAAATAAATATCCACTAGGTGCGCTTGTTCCAGCATAGGGGAATACAAGACCTGATGGAAGAGGAATTGTTCCAGTGGCATTAGATATATCTCCATAAATATTAGTGGCAGACACAACAGATACTATGATATTCGTAGCATTTAAAGTATTAGCTGTAAATGCAGATACAGAAGTAGCAGATTCTAGTTTATAAATATCTGTACCATCACAAGCAACAAAGATATTTGAACCATTGTTGACACGAACACCTGTACCACCTGCTGTTTTCATTTCAACTGCAAAGTTTGTTGCTGAAATCTGAGTTGTGTTGTCACGAATAAAATATGTTTTTTCTTCAGATGGAATAGTAATAGTAACAATAGCAGAAAGTTCACCAGCAATTTCAAGAGATGCTTGTCTAGCCTCGTCTGTTGCACCATTATTTGATGTAAGTGAAACAGGTACACTTGACACAGACACAATTGCATATCCTGCCACTGCCTCATCAATAAGGTCAATGACATTCTGATTCATAATCAAACCCCAAGAGTTTGGATTTTCTCCATCTGCTTGTTTTTCTAGTCTAATTCTGGAAGTATAAGTTGATGCCATTTATTTAATCCCTCTGTAAAACTTTATCTAATTTATCTTCTACACGGTGAAGTGCTTCCATAACACGGCGCATATCATCTCGCATTTCCATACGAGTAGCATAATCTTCTCTTGTTTTATTTAACAAAATTTCAATTCGTTTTTGTTCACGTGATGTTCCATTAGCCCACCAAGCAAATCCAGCAACAATTGACGCGATAAGCATATCAATTAAACTAGACATTTCCATTTGTTTGCTCCCAGATTTCAATTAGTTGCTGCATTTCTACAGGGTTTTTTGATTTTTTTTTAAAACATTTACTGCTAACTTATTATTATAGTCTATTTTGTCTCCAGATAAAACCCAAGCATCACGCCAAAGTCTTGTTTTTGGTAATTTATCTGTCTATCCCACAAATGTACGCCTTGAAAGTCAGGTGTTTTAACTTGGTACTGCAATGACTTTTGTTCCGCTAACATATACGTTCCCCGGACCATCAAATGTAATGTTTATAGGCTGTTCATCTGCGTAAGTAATAGGAATATTACGAAGGGCAGTTCTATATGTTTCCCATTCAGTACGCTTTTCAGGTGTAATTGGAAAGTCTGCAACAAGATATTTATCTGTTTCTTGTAAAAGAATTGTTCTTGTTCTACGAACCCTATCCCAAGAGTTATCCCAATCAAATTCTTTCTGACGTTCTGCTTCAATAATGGCATTATTAATTTCATTAAATTTATTTATTACTGCAGTCTTTTCTTCTTCAGTTGCATCACGAGATGTTCCATCAGACATCTCTACCCATGAAGAATTATTAACATCTACCTGAATAGCGTGTATGTTTGTAAATTGATTCCAGAAAGAATCGTCTTCACATTTAACGCCTACATTATTACTGGCTAACATTTTATCTGGTACAATTGCTGAGTATGACATTTATTTTCCTTTAGTGTTTTATCATAAATTTCATAGCGACATATGGTTGTTCAACACTCATTGAACTACCGCTAAATGAACCGCCGTGATTATGTGCGCCACCGCTACCTGTATTGTTTGCAACATATCTTGCAGTTTCAGAAGAGGCATCTCTGGCATCATCCCCAGTACCATACTTGTTACCATCACCACCAACAGGACACTGAACTAATCCAAGATTACCTGCAAAAGCATTTGCAGTAATACTGTGTCCGTGAGCAGGTATTTCGCTAGTAGATAGTGTGTGGTTGTTTACAGTTATTGTACCAGTTGGGGTTTGTGTTGCACTACCACCAGTAGAAGCAATAGCTTTTGTACCACTAGAACCTACTGGAACTTTGTCTTGTAAATCAGGAACATTAAATGTAGTAGACCCATCTCCTACACCATAGTCAGTACCTATAACTCCAAATAAATCTGAATAAGTTGTACGAGAAACAGCAGAACCATCACAGGCTAAATAGCCAGTTGGAAGCGTACCATTACCAAAAGGAAAAATAGTTCCTACTGATACAAAACTACCTGCACCTACGCTGTTTGCTATGTCTCTTGCCCTACTCATTACACATTCTCCAGTGCCGCAATGCGGGTCTCTAGCTGTTCAATCTTTTCAACCGCCTCAATCAGTGCCTTGGTAAGCAATGGGGTTAGCTTACTCTGGTCAACGCCTTGGTACACAGGGTTGCCCTCATCATCTACCTCATTATGTGTGCCGGTGACACTTTCAGGGATGACTGTTGCAAGTTCGTGTGCAAGGAAACCATCGACAGGAACAGCGTCATCACCATCAACAATCCACTCAAACCTTGCAGGACGTAACTGCTTTAGGCGTGTGATGGCATCCCAATCGTAAGTGACTGCGGTCTTTAGGCGGTAATCGGATGTTGTGTTGTAGGATGTTGAAGAACCTGAAGAACCAGTAATTGAACCTATAAGTGTACCGCTAGTGTTGTGCCAAGAAACAATATAGTCATTACTGCCGCCTTGAATTGACATTGCTTCAGCAGCACCGCCATTGATTGCTAAATAACCATTTGATAATGCCGTAGTTCTGTTGATAAGCAATTTTCCGACCCCATCCACACGCATACGCTCTGCCAAACCAGCGTAATTTGCACCAGTGCTGAATGTAATTACTTGACCGCCACCGCCGCCAGATGCGGCAGCTATGTCCATCGTGCCAATATTTCTGACCCAACCGTCGTTGCTGCCTGTCTTTAGCAGGTGAATGGCAAAGTTGCTGCTATCTTCCAGAGACATTTTATAACTGGGCGAAGTCGTCCCAATGCCAACCCGATTGTTCGTGCTGTCAACGTAAAGGGTGTTAGTGTCTACGGTGAGGTCGCCATTCATAGCCACATTTCCACCAAAGGTTCCACCAGAAGCTTTACTTACTGTGTCAGATAAAAGAAACGAACTAAAGTAAACAATCTCAACAACCTGTCCTGCAGTCAATGCTGTCAAGCCACCAACAGTATTAGCAGTTGTTGTATTATAGTCTGTGCCTTGAACAAGTGACACACCATTTACACGAACATCAATCTCTGCATTAGCTGGGAAAGTAATTGTTGCACCACTATCATCTGCACCACTAATAGATGTTTCACCACCAGAAGCAGTTTTATAATAACGATACCTGATTGCTTCTGAGTTTATCTTAGCTACAGAGTAAATATCATATACAACAATTTCTACAATATCACTTGCATTTAAAGCAGTTAATCCATTAATAGTATTTGTAGTACCAGTACCATAGTCAGTACCAGCCACAAGCAAAATACCATTCAGGTATACGTCTACATATTCACCATCAGTAAATGTAAGAGTTCTACCATTATCATCTGCACCACTGATAGATGTTTCTCCACCTGTTGCAGTGTAATAGTAACGAGTTCTAACTCCTGAACCCTGTGGTGATTTTCCTATATATGCCATATGTTATCCTATTAAATATCCTGAAAATTTTAACCAACTATTTCCATCACTATATACAGTTAAATTTTGTGGAGAAAAAACTTCAACAGTATTACTAGCACTCAAAGATATTAACCCGGTACTTGCAGTTTTAGAAGCAAGTGTGTCAGTATTATTAACAGAAGGCGGTCTTACTGAAATTAATTGTTGGTTTGTTACACCATTAACTTTTGCAAAATAATCATGTCCACCAAGGGAAGCCCCACCCACACATTCAAAACTAAATTGATAAACACCAGCAACAGGCGCAGTAAATTGACCTGTAGTATTATTATAATGATTTCCAACATTTAATGAAACTTGGTCAAAAACAATTGTTGAATTGTTTACTGCTTGGCTTGATGTTCTACTTGCGTTAAAAGCTGGTCTTAATGAAGTTAAAACATATCCACTACTATTTACAGTCAAACCATTAGGCACATCTGCCAAGTCTCTTGCTTCAGTCATTATGGTAACTCCATCAAAATAGCACTCCAAGTAGTGCCGGGATGAACAGGTGTAATATCTACAGGAGATTCAGCACGGCTATACCAAGTATATCTTACCTCACCTACAGTAGTAGGAGCATCAACCCACGTAATCGTATTATTAAACCAACCGGGTTGTGCGCCGCCGCTAAAAGACAAGCCGTAAGTATTGCCATTAGATAAATCAGTTGTGCTGTTCCTATAAATAGTATTTTCAATTTGTCCACTTGCATCATGTTGCATACCAATACGAAATATAATCATAATTTTACTGGATGCAGAACTTGGTGTAATATTTAAAGTTGGCATCGTACTGTCAGTAACATATGATGTAGATGCTGTAGTAAAAGAACCTGTTGCTGTAACTTGCGTAGATGTTACTTGAATAACACCAATACCAGTTGTTGCTGTAATATTTCCATTAAATGTACCATCGTTTGCAGTAAGGTCAATAGTATCTTCTATACTACCTGTTTTAATTTTACTAAGTGCCATTAATCTGCATCCTCAATAGTTAGTGTACCCGCTTGAACTTGTTTTAAAATTTCTGCATAATCTGAATTAGCACGGTCAAGCGGAACTGATGTTAAAACACCATTAATTATTGCATTTATTGATGCATTATCTCCATTTACATCAACTGTATATTTTGCATTTGTTATAGTTTTTGTCATCTTATAACTCCGCACTAATAGTTATTCTTGCAGTTGTGTTATTTGCTGATTCTAATCTATAAGGTCTGTGTTGCGTCAGTCCAGTAGCAGTTGGTGCAACTGATAATACATCTCTACTGCTTTGTTGTGTAATTACACTTATTCCACTTATTATAGTTCCAGCAGCACCATCACTAAGCTGACTATTACCTGACGCTGATAAGCTTGGCGTAGCTCTCATTTGTGGATTTAGTAATACAGGTATATTTACAGTAGTTCCGTTAGCAGCAAAGCCAGTACCGCCCATTTGTGAATAGTTATTATCACCATAATAAACTCTACAATATCGTTGACACTTTATAAGCGTGGTACCAATATCTTCGTGAATAAAGTCAGTCGCAGTCTCGCCTACTTCAACTTTTAATCCTGTAATCTTGAACGTGGCGTTAAGCGTATCAAAGAAATTAACAGTAACGTCTGGCGACTGGGTTGTTCCAGTGTGCGCTGTCCAAGTTTTAAATGATGACCCTGATGTATAATCAGAGCCAAGTTCAAGCATTGGGTAAACAGCAAGGCCTTCACCGTTATCATTATCAAAGCTTATATTAGAGTTGCCCGGTATTGTGCCTGTAATCTTTGTCCAAGTGTTAGCCGCCAATGTATAGCTGTCAGCGTAATTGTAAGCAGTGCCATCATTCGTGCGAACAGACCACAAATACGTCCCAGCAACAGACGCCTTCGCCCAGAATGAAATGCTCAAATAACTGCTAGATGATGTGTAATCCCAACCACTATTTCTTACGTCTTGCGCTTCAATCTTTTGATATAACGCAACATATGCCGCAGTTGAAGAAGATGCCGTAGTACATTCTATCTTGAAGCTGTTACTAAAGCCTTGATTTGATGGCACGTCTGTGTCTTGTGATTGGGTAATTGCCACAGTGCCAAATGTAACTCCAAATCTATCTACTGACTGATAGTCGCCGCCCGTGCCGCTCGTGCCACGCTGTGCAATAGAACAAGCCCCATTGATTATAAGCGAAGGGTTTGGAATTCCAATAAAAGAATTAGCAGTAACTGTACCAGTAAATATACCATTATTTGCATTGAGGTCTTGATTTGCAGGATGTGTTGCGCTTTGTTGTGCTTTACCTTGGAATACAACATAGAAGTCATCTGAGATAGAAATAGTACCAGTAGTAATAAGTTCTGTACCGTTAGCAGTATATGCTACCCCCGGTTCTTGACGAACATTATTTACAAATACTTCAATTTCTTGTGCATTACCTACAGGATAGTCAAGAGTAAAGGACGTACCATTACTACCAGTCAAGTCTTGATAGGATACAGAAGAAAAAGAAGTTGCAGGTTGATTACCCATATAAGGCATTATGCAATCTCCAAGAAACTCAATACTACATCTGCGCTTGTTGTTGTGTCACTTGTAATATTCATACTATCTGAAACTTCAAAGACTACCTTTTGGTCACCCCCAAGAACAACAAGAGAACTCCCAACTGGAATAGGTGCGTCCTTTACCAAATAGATTTGTGTGTCGCTATTACTTGCATCTTTCATCTGAACATCTACAAGAATTTGAGATGCTGCAGTATTAGCAATAGTCATTCCAATCATTGTTGTAGACGTAGCTACAGGACATTCGTACACAGATACCTGTACGGTTCCTACGTTTTGTGCTGTTACAGATTTAAATGCGTTAGCCATATTATCTTCCTATATTTCAATTATGTAATTATACATTAAATATTAGCCTAAAGCAATAGCAATTGCAATAGCAAATCCTTCTGATGCTCCTGCAGTAATACCAGTCAAATTAGAACCATCACCATAATAAGCATTAGCAGAAACATCTCCAGACATTGTAAGAGCCGTACCAGATACATGACCTGTTAGTGTACCACCTGCAAGGGGTAAATGATTTGCAATACTTGTAGCCATTGTTGCAGATAGTGCAGTTAGATTAGTATTAGTATTATCAATAGATGTTGCCATTGTTGCAGACAAGGCAGCAATAGTAGCTGAAGAAGGAACACCAGATACAGATATTACACGACCACTGCTAATATTAATACCATTACCTGCAGTATATACAAGTGCAGAACTAAACTGAACAAATGTAATTGGTGTGGTACCAATGGTAATTGTACCTATGTTACTACATACATAAGCCTCACCTGCACCGTCATCGCCTTCTTGAACATAGAAGTATGAACCACCATCAATACCAGTATTATCATTTGGCTGATAACTATCTGCATCTGTAGCACGAGTAAGTACCCAGTTAGTTGATGCAGAGCCTGTATCAGTTACAGTATATACACCATTTTCATAACCATTAGTTTGGTTGTAAATAAGAACACGGTCACTTGTATTTAGTGTTACACCATCAATAACAAGTGCTGCCTGAGTACCTGCATTAGTAAGTGTAGCACCCACACCTGCAGTGCCATTGTTATAGGTAGCATTCAAGTTACCTGCACTATCAGGACTTTCTACACGAACAGGGTCATGGAAGTGAATAGCTGCAGCAGTCAGATTATCTACATATTGTTTAGTTGCAGCTTCAAGATTAGCACTAGGCGCACCTGCAAGTGTAAGTGTTCCTGTCATTGTACCACCAGCCAAAGGAAGATGGTTGCCAATAGATGTAGCTAGAGTAGAAGAAAGATTAGCAATAACAGAATTTACAGATGTAATTGCATTAATATTTGTAGTGACATTGGCATTAGTATTTGCTATACTAGTTGCCATTGTTGCTGATAGTGCTGTAAGATTTGTGTTTGTGTTGTCTATGCTTGTAGCCATAGTAGCAGACAATGCAGTAATAACACTATTGACTGATGTAATAGCATTCGCATTTGCTGTAATGTTTGTATTACTGTTGTCAATAGATGTAGCCATCGTAGCTGACAAAGCTGTAAGAGCATTGTTAGTATTATTAATACTTGCTGCAAAAACTGCAGACACCCCAGTAATGTAAGTATTAATAGATGTAATAGCAGTAGTAATACTTGTAATAGTTGGGCCAACAAAACTAGTAGCACTAACCGTACCACTTACCTGAACACCGTATGGGAAATCTGCATCTTGACCATCAGCCAAGGTAAGCATAGAAAATGAACCATTATTAGTAAGTCTAATTTCATTACTTTGAATAAATAGATTACCAGTTCCTACATCACGAATATTTGAATGTACACCATTATGAATAATTTCTAAATCACCAGAATCACCAAATGAAAGAGTTTTATTATCTTTAAAGTTTACATTGGAATCATATGTTGTACTTGCAGTAAATGTTGCAACACCAGCAAAACTTGAAGATGTTTGTACGGTAAGATTAGAAAGAGTAAGCGCATTTGCAGACACATTTGTAAATGAAAGATTGGCAGCATATAAATCACCAATACTTGCACTAACTGCATGAAGACTACCAGTACTTACAACAGGCGAATAAATATTAGATGTTGCACTAACAGTATTGAAGATAACATCTGTTGCACTAATTTCTTTTAAATTAGAAGTTCCTGATACAATAAGTGTACCACCAATAGAAACATTGTTTTCAATGTCAAGTTTAGAACCATCAAATGTACCACCAATAAAAGCATTAGCAGAAATAGTTGAAGCAACAGTTACATCAGTAATGATACCATACCCATCTACAGTAAATGTAGACATAGGCCCATAAGCCCCTGCAGAGACTGCAGAACTAACTAAAGCAATTGTTGGGTTACCTTCTGTACCATCAGCGTTAGTGACGCTTAGAGGGCCTGTAGCAGCGATTGAACGCCCATAAACATTACCACCACTAACAGCTACAATGCCATTAGTGCCAGTAAGGTCAGCAATATTATTTAGTGCGGATACAGTTGCGGTAAGCTGGTTACCACCTATATAGAAGTCACCATCAATATTAACACCACTTTGAGAAATCTGTAAAGCAGAAGAAGTACCTTCACCATCTTCAATATTTCTAAGAGTACCATCTACACCTGAATTGCTATTACTAACTTGTAGCAAATCTTTGTAGGTACTAGCAATAGTTTTATTAGTTAATGATGCCATTATATATTATTCCAATAAAGAGTAGTAATATTATTATAGTTTACTATGGCAGTGTTCCAAACAATATTTCTACCGCCACCACCACCACCAGAAGAATTAAATGATGTATCTTCTGGTCTTGCATTTATAACCCAAGGTTGTTCTTTACGAGTATCGGGTGATTTATTTTGTGGGTGACTTTTATAATCATAAGAACCTTCGTAATCTTCAGGACAAACAAGTAGACCACTAGAGTTTAAACGCATCAAAGAACGTCTAAATTCAAACCCACAGATTTGACATTCTTGGATTACATTTTTACCTCTAGCCATTTTATACTCCCGGTGGGTAAGGTGGTAACCAATCTGTTACTGTTACATTTGTAGGTGGCATAGGTGAACGTGGACGAGGGTCTTTAATAGATATATCATCTGATATCTTAGGTGTTTTATTTTGAGGATGGCTTTGTAAATCATACTTACCATCATAGTCTAATGGACATACCATCATGCCATAGCTATTCTTTTTTAACTCTTTTAACTTATATCTAAACCCACATATATCACATATGCCAAATGCATACTTACCACTTGCCATTAAATATTAACCTTTGGTTTAAAGAAAATACTTACACGTTCTCTATCTTCTTCCATAGCACGTCCTAGTCTTTCTTCATATTCTTGTTTAATCATTTGAATGCGACCACCTTCTACGCCGGGACGTTTCATAGACATTTGATACGCAAGACCTGCAGTAAGACATGGTATAAATCTACGAGAAATATCTGCATTTTGAAAAGCAGACTTATCTACATCTTCCATATAACGTACAAGTTCTAATTTAATTTGGTCTGTTGAATTAGAAGGAATAGGCCAAAGATGTACTACAGGTGCGCCACGTTCATGTCTAACAGCATACTGTGTAGTACGTCCTGTCTGACCTTTATTAGGAATTTTTAAATACTCCTGCATAGAAATACGTTCAAGTTGAATATCAGTATTGCTACGATTATGTACAGCTTCAAGCACATCAATAGTTGCAGATGCAAGAGTAAATGTAGTAACACTTGTTGTAAGCGTTACTGCAGATGTATTAGCAGTCCATAGCATAACACCACGGTTCTGCCAATCCTGAAGAAGCAAGTTAATGGAACGCCGAGCAGACTTAGGCTCGTGACCAAGAGTTTCTTCACCCCCAATCATTTCCAAAGCTTCTTGGATAATTTCATCTATATCCATAGAAAAATTAAATGTACCTGAAGTAGCCATTAGTATAACCTATTGTTTGGTGTAGAAACCTTTAATTTCTTTTTCCCATTCTTCTTTCCAGAAGTCTTGGTCAATCGTTTTGTCAATCCTGGTTTTGTAATTTGTTGCCGAATACTTCCACGATTTATAGCCATTAATAAAGCCTATTACAACCTGAACCAATTCGTCCACCCTTTTTCTTACGCTGGGCTTTAGGTTTTGATTTAGGTATAGGTATATTAACACTTTTTTCTTTAAGAACCATATATCCATCTGGAGTTGCAACATACGGAGATGGTGGGGTAGTATCTTGTGCATAACTTTTTGGTTGCTTTCCTTTGTTCATTTTAGCTATTGAACCGCCTTTCTTTTTTGATGTACGAGCATAGGGTGTTCGCTGACCACGGTTTGCTCCATCTTTAGAACTAGCAGTAACTTCTACATCTTTACGCATACCATAATTCATAGCTGCGGGAATTTTAATAATTTTAACTTTACTTGTATCATATAATCTATTATTAGACATTATTTATTTCTCCTTACCATACTTCTTATGTTTCTGAGTTTTTGGTGGAGTTTTTTTAGATTTGCCCGGTCCAGCCCATAATACTTTATCGGCCCAATAAGCAGCACTAAGCTTACCCTTACTAATGTTTTTTCCATGACGGCTCTTAAAAGATTTACGAGCCGTTGGTGAATAGTTATGTCCATATCCTTTTGCTCCAAAGTGAATAAGTTTAATTGTATCTCCATCCTTTGCGAGAACCATTCCCTTTTTTTCTGGACGATTAGATTTTTTAGGTTTGTTAAACCCTGCAAAAGTTGTTCCACGATATTCTATGCCTCCTGATGGCAGACGTTTTACGCCCGGATATTTAGAAGATTTACCTGCCATGCTATTTTACTTTCCTATATTTGCGAACCTTTTTTGCGACAGTCTTAGGCTGCTTAACGAATTGTTTTCCTGATTTTGTTCCTGCTCTTTTTGCTGCCGTAGTTTTTTTGTACTCTGCTGATGATAATGCCTTGATTGCCTTTGCTGGTAAGTACCGTTCCCCGGTAGCCTTTGGACCTTGAGTAGAGGGTTTACCACTCTTAGTTGTCCACTTCTGTTTTGTCCAAGCCTTCAAACTCCTTTGTGGTTTTTTTAAAGCCATATTTTAACATTCCTTATTATATCATTACATTAAAGCATTTGCAACAGAAACCATAATCATAATAATTAAACCAGCACCAAGTGCTAATATACTTGCTATAATAACACCCATCTTTATATTATCCATCAATTCATTATGTTTTTTCATTGCTTCTCTTCTAGCTACTAATGCTGCTTCTTTTGCTTCTTGTATACGTTTAGCACGTTCTGCAACAATCCCTGCCCATGTTCCATGACCAAAACGCATATCAACCATAGTAGCTATTTCTTGCATTTTTTCTTTAGCAAGTTTAGCATCAATCATTTCCTGTGCTACAGTTTTAATACCAAACTGGTCTGCTATTCCAGTACCTGATTTTTTAGCACGTTGTTGTTGTACTTGCTTTTCACCTTCAAAAAGATTATCTATATGACTTGCAATTTCACTAATGTCTTGTGCAGTACCTATTGCAGATTTAATTCCATCTACTGCACTTTTCAGTAACGCAATACCTGCTAAAGTTTCTGCAAT